AAGCAAGCGTATCTGTCACAGATGGTATTTTCACAATCAAAGCGCAAGGCCTTACTGGTTATAATTGGTCAGGATTTAGTCTTCCTATTTACGTTAAAAAAATATATAAAGATGAAACCTATACGCTCGGATTTAAGTATCGTATTAGAGAATATCCAGATAGCTCTTTTGCTTTTAACGTTAAAAACCATGGCTTGAATAAAATCCTTTTATCATCTGATATTGGCAAAAATAGGCCACCTCTAAACGAGTGGCAAGAATTTCAAAAGACTTTCACAGTCCAAGAAGATTTCGCTTTTGGCGAGGACGCAAACTATCCATTCTATATTTACCTTGCTAAAAATGGCTGGATTGAGTTCAAAGAACCTATTTTGGTTCGAGGTAGTAGAACAGGAACATACAAGCCTAGTCAATTTGATGATGCCTACAAACAGACGAAAGAAGCTAAAGACTTAGCAGAAAACGCTCAAGCACAAGCTATCCGAGTGGCTGAAAGTGCTGAAGAAGCAAAAAGGGCAGCGGAAGAAACACGGATACAAGTTACACAAAAGTTAGCTGAATACAAAGAAACCTCGGATGGCCGTTTTGCAACTATTTCTAGCCAAATAAGTGGCAAAGCTGACCAGAGCGATTTCCAGCGTGTAAAAGAGACAAGCCAGTTATATGAGAGAATTCTAGGTACGACTGAGCAAGGTGTGGCAGATAACGCTTCAAGGCTTGTTATGTCTAGTCAAATCTTTCAGACAGAAGTCAAAAAACTCACTGAAAGTGGTTATAATCTTGTGTTTGACCCTACTAATTTCAGCAAGTGGAAGAAGAAACAAGAAGATGCAAATATTGTCGAGATCCAAGCTGGAACTAAGTTACTACGGATTACAAATACTGGTAAGACCAATTCAGTCTATCACGGTTTCACATTACCACTTAATACATCTACATTTACGGAGGGCGAAAAGCTCAGCTATCGCATGGAAGTATGGGTGGACGTGTTACCAGATGCCCCTCTAGGTATCGAATTATGGGCAGAAGATGGTGGTATTGCATCTGATAGAGTCACCTTCACAAAAACTGGTATTCAAATCATCACAGGTACGATGACCGTTAAGAAATCATCGACTAAAGGAAAAGAATTCCCTCTTGAAATTTGGTTGATGAAGAATGGACAAGTCGCTATCGGTAAGGTATCGCTTATTCGTGGTGAAACACCTCCAAATGAATTTAAGGATGATACATCGGCACAAGATGTAGTCACACAAACTAAAGTGACTCAACTTTCTGATTCGTACGCAATACAAACGCTGACGAATGCTGGTGCTATTGCTTCACAAATCAATACTAACGCAAACAATATCTTGATTGAAGCTAATAAAATCCGACTCAAAGGTAGGACACTTGCTGATGAAATTACAGCCATAGACGGTTATTTTAAACGTCTTTTTGTCGGTGATGCTAGAATAGGAACTTTGAACACTGACATCATCGAAAGTAATTCCATTACAGCTGATAAGGTTATCATGGACTCTGCTATGGCCAAGAAGATTGTATCAAGTGATGTGTTTACTGATCAGTTAGCTGCTAAAACAGCCTTTATCAACAAATTACGGTCAGTAGTAGTCTCTGCTACTTTACTTGAAGGGTATAAAGGTAAAATCGGAGGATTTCAAATTGGTACGCATGATAAAGACCAGACAACGTTCTGGCTGACTGGTAGCAACAGTTTTAGAGTTGGTATGTCAGACGGTGGTTGGCAAGTAAATCAAACGTGCTTATGGGTTAACTGGGGAAACGATTGGGGCAAACCAGGTAATAACGCTTGGTATGTGACTAATTCTGGTGCAATGTTTTGTAGAGGTGACGCATCATTTTATAGGACAGTCGATTTTTCAAGCACTAGCTCTGTTAACTTTTATGGAAACAATTCATTTTATAAAGATGTTTATATGCGTGGCGGTACTGAAATCTACGGTACAGGTTCAACTCCTCGAAAAGGGGGTAAGAACTCAGTTGTTTGGTGGAATCAAGTTGGTGACGGATCTGTCAAGTATCATATCGACAGGGCATCCGACAAGCGATTGAAAGAGAATATTTTACCAACAAGAATCAAAGCTATGGATATTATCAACAAGCTTGATATGGTCGAATTTGACTTCATCGAAAATCACAAACACGAAGAAGTCGGACTGATTGCACAAGAAGTTGAGAAAATCATCCCACAAGCAATTTCAAGAAATCCTGATAACGAAGATGATTTCTTGCACATTGACTACAACACATTCGTACCTTATCTCATTAAGGCTATTCAAGAATTAAATCAAAAAATTGAAAGGTTGGAAACAACATGAACGAACAAGACAAACAAATCAGCAGTCTGACGATTAAAACGTTAGGTGAGCGAGTCAGCAATGAAGCTACTCAATCAGCTATGCTAGAAGCTCTATACACAGTCACTGCAATGGAGCTTGAGCAGATGAAACGAATCATCGAATCCGATGAAGAATTAAAAGCAAAATTTGAAAAGGTGAAAGGAAGTAACTAATGTCAGTAAATAACTATAATCTAGCAAGCAAGCCATATACTCGTGGTCTTGGAGACAACACAGTCACAGTCGTAGAAATTCGATTATCAGAAGGTAATCGTTACAGCACCAATATGCGTGAGTTGGCTGGTGACCGTACACAAGATCAAGAAGATGTACTTATTCAGGCAGTTCTTGATATCCTAAAATCCGAGCTAGATCCAGGAAGTGCAATCGTCAAAGCTCAACAAGACTTGGTTGTTGCTAAAAACAAACAAGATGAGTTGTCTAAACTTGTTAAACAACAACAAGAGACCAATATAATTACCCAACGCATGATTAAAGTCATGGTTCTAAATTCAGTGATGAGTGAGAATATCATGTATGGTACTATCTACAAGGATTTGGTGAGCTTGCTTCCAGCTATCAAACGTGGAGAAACCTATTTTGAAGAAGACCTAGTAACGATTGAAGACCCTGACTACGTTGAACAAAACGGAGAAGGAAAACACGTTATCGTTCAGGTTAATCGTGAATTTGAATACACAGGTCAAACGTTCAGGGAATTTGAAGGCGAAATGTCACGTAATGGCATTGTAGCAGTTTGGAAATGGGTTCCACCAAAAAGCAATGTAGACCATATTTAAGGAGGTGTTTATGCAAATCGAATTTTTCAATTTTTTTCGGAGTGTCATTCAGACTGAGGACGGACTGGTCTTGTACGCTCTAGCTTTGATTGTCTCAATGGAAATCATTGATTTTTTAACGGGAACGATTGCTGCTATTGCCAATCCCGATATCGAGTATAAGAGCAAAATCGGTATCAACGGACTCCTTCGTAAGGTTTTAGGGGTTCTCTTACTAATGATCCTTATCCCAATGTCCGTTCTACTTCCTGAAAAAACAGGTTTCGCATTTTTGTACTCGATTTATCTCGGATACATCGCATTTACTTTTCAATCGCTCGTTGAAAATTACCGCAAATTAAAAGGAAATATCACTCTTTTTCAGCCCATTTTAAAAGCGTTTCAGCGCTTGCTTGAGAAAGATGAAGATAAGAACAAAGGAGAATAATACATGTCACAAATCAATGAAATTTTAATAAATGGTGCTATCAGCATCCTTGTCATTTTAGTAGGTATCGCAGTTAAGTCTTTCAAAGAATACCTCGTTCAAAAAGGCGGAGAGAAAACAATCAAGATTGTTGAAATCCTTGCTAAGAATGCAGTCAATGCAGTTGAGCAGGTATCGTTTACAACTGGTTATAATGGCCATGAAAAATTAGAACATGCACGCAATAAAATCCGTGCTGAGCTTAACAAATACAACATTAATATGACTGATAGTGACCTCGATACCTTCGTAGAGTCAGCTGTCAAACAAATGAATGATGCTTGGAAAGGACAGTAAAAATGGCAGTAAATATTGGAACAGTTATTGCTTGGATGCGAGCTAAACAAGGCAATGTAACTTATAGTATGGAGCATCGTGATGGACCTTATTCATATGATTGTTCATCATCTGTATACTATGCGTTACGAGAAGCTGGAGCAGTTTCAGCAGGTTGGGCGGTCAATACTGAGTATGAGCATGACTGGTTGATTAAAAATGGTTATGAGCTCATCTCTGAGAACCAACCTTGGGATGCCAAGCGTGGAGATATCTTTATTTGGGGTCGTCGTGGGTACTCTAGTGGCGCAGGTGGCCATACAGGTATGTTTGTAGATTCAGATAATATCATTCATTGTAACTATGCACGTAATGGTATTACTGTTAACGATCATGACGATATTTGGTATTCTGCAGGAACACCATACTTCTACGCTTATCGCTTGACCAATCCAAACGCTCAACCGGAAGAAGTGAAAAAAGGTTGGCAAAAGGATGATAAAGGGCACTGGTACGCTAGAGCTAATGGCTCATATCCTAAAGATGAATTTGAAAAAATTGATGGGACATGGTACTACTTTGATGAAAGTGGCTATATGCTTGCAGACAAATGGAAGAAGCGTCCAGACGGAACATGGTATTACTTCGATAAGTCGGGGGAAATGGCTACTGATTGGAATAAAATCAATGACAAATGGTACTATTTCAGCAGAGACGGCGCTATGGTTACTGGCTGGATTAAATACTACGACAACTGGTACTACTGTGATTCAGTCAATGGTGACATGAAATCAGATACTTTCATTAAGTACAATGATGGCTGGTACCTACTTCTTCCTGACGGTCGTTTAGATGAAAAACCAGCGTTCACGGTTGAACCTGATGGTTTAATTACTATTACAGATAAATAGCTAAAATAAAAAAAGAAAGATTCAAATTAATTATACACACTAGACCGCTGGCTTATGCTGGCGGTTTTTTTGTTTGCTCAAAATAAAAAAGCAGTGACTGAAATCACTGCTTGTTAGCTGTAGCAAATTCATAAAGTTTTTCTGCTGTGAGAAGGGCCATTTTGTCCATGCTTGTTTTTCCTTTTCTAAGGTCAGAAACAGTAGTCCATGGAACTCCAGCACCTTGTGAAATAGCAGATGTAGACATCGAACTGTCTAATAATTCTTGAATAA